GTGGACAAGTTGTACATGTTAGTCGCCCAGTAACATTAACATCCGCAACTCCTGAAAACTATTATACTGACTTTTGTTATGATCTTCTTTTCAATGCTTCTATGATAGAGGCTATGGTCTTTCAAAAAGACTATCCTACTTCACAATTATTTGAACAACGATATGCACAGATTCTAGAACTACAGCGCAATCAGGCACGTAGAACACGTAGGGATGATATGCAAAGTCCTGCAAGTCCTGCTGGTGCAGATGACAATCTAGTAGCTAATACTAATTAAAGGAGACTATAATGGCTAATGCTTTTTCTGAACCTTTTGATCCTACTAATCCCAATGAAAGTCCTGCTACAAAGTATCAAAGAGAGTTGGATGCTAAGAATAAAGGAGGAGGAAAAAGAAAGCGTAAAAAAGGTGATGATATGTCAGACGCAGAGTTTGATACAGCTTATGAACGGCAACAAAAAAACATGCCTGACTTTGATTATTTATCAAGTAACATTAGTGGGGCTAATAGTGATTACGTTAGTGAGTCTGACGGTGGTCGTGTAGGAAAAGGCAAGAATAAAAAACAAAAAGTTAAAAAACGAAATAACTTTTCAGGCCGTGGAGCAGGTGTTGCTTTACGTGGCTTTTAATTAAAGGAGAATATTATGGCACAGCAAAGTGGACATGCGGCACGGCAGTTTAATAAAAAAGAGAATAAACTTAAAGCTAAAGAAAAAAAATTAATTGATGCTATTATTAAAGATGAAGATACTAGTAATAAAAAACTAGGAATATTAAGAAGGCATCCATATTATAAAGCTTCTGTAGCAAGAGCAAAGAAAGAAAAAGAAGTAAGGGAAGAGAGAGAAAAGAAAGGTTTACCTCCTGAGAATATATTTCAAAAATCTAAAAGACGAGGAGCAGAAAAAGAAGTACCAGAAAGAGAAGTCGGTTATGCTCCTAAAGTAAATGCTCTTAAACCTGCTGACCCTACTCCTGCTCCTGCTCCTAAAAAAACAGGTAGTGAATATAAGGCATATCCTGGTGCGGCTGGAAGAGCAGCGTTTGAATATGGAAGAGACATAACAGAAGTTTTAGATGATAAAACTGTCTCGCAGGAAATTAAAGAAAGACTAGAAGAAGAAGAACTTTATGAAGGCGACTTCAAGGGTGGTCGTGTAGGAAAAAGTAAGAAGAAGAAAGTAAGTAAAGCACCTCGCGGTGTTCGCGCTGCAATGAGAGGCTACAAAACAATGAAAATTGGTGGTAAGGTAGGTAAACGTACTAGAGGTACAGGAGGTAGCTGGGTTTAAGTATGGCTAAACTTTGTGCTAAAGGAAAAGCTGCAGCAAAAAGAAAGTTTGATGTTTATCCATCAGCTTATGCTAATATGTATGCATCTGCAGTTTGTAGTGGCAAAGTAACTCCTGGTGGAAAGAAAAAGAAAAAGGCTGTTAAGAAGAAAAAAGGAGGCGGTCTTCGGAAGTGGGTAGGCGAGAAGTGGGTTGACATTGGTGCGCCAAAGAAGGATGGTAAGTATCAACCTTGTGGTAGAAAATCTACTAAAGGAAGTAAAAGAAAATATCCTAAGTGTGTGCCGCTTGCTAAAGCAAAAAGTATGACAGCTTCTGAGAAGAAGTCTGCTGTTAAAAGGAAAAGAGCTAAACCTCAAGGAGTAGGTGGTAAGCCTACAATGGTAAAAACATTTAAGTCAGGAGGTGGTCAAATTAAGCCTAGAGGGTGTGGAGTAGCCAAGAGAGGTTTTGGTAGAGCTATGAAAGGTAAATAGGTTATAGCATGGCAGGAGGAACGAGAAAGAAAAGTGTACGAAAAGGCACGGGTATGAAAGGAATGACCATCGGTGGTGGTCATAAACGTCCTACTAAATCTGGTGCTGGACTAACTGCTAAAGGAGTAGCTAAATATCGTAAACAAAATCCTGGTAGTAAACTTAAAACTGCTGTAACTGAATCTAAACCTACTGGTAAGAGAGCAGCAAGACGTAAAAGTTATTGTACTAGATCAGCAGGACAGATGAAGAAGTTTCCTAAAGCTGCTAAGAATCCTAACTCAAGACTACGACAGGCACGTAAGCGATGGAAGTGTTAGATGGTTAAAGGTAAGACACACTTTATTAAAGACGGCACACCTTATTATGGTGAAGTTCATAAAATGCCGGACCAATCAATCCATAGTGGCAAAACACATACTAAAACATCAAAGAAGGTAGTGCATTTTAAGGACTTGTCTAATGCTGCTAAAAACAAAGCAGGTAGCAAAATGGCAAAAGCCATGTATAAAGTTAAAAGTAAAAAGTAATGTGACATATAGAATGGCAATAAATAGATCAAAGATAAACCAACAAATTCTTAAAGCACCGTCTAAAAAGAAAAAAGGCAGTGTTCTTATTAAGTCACCTGCCTTAAAAACTAATAGACGAAGTAAATCTAAAAGGAGATAAAGATGTCTAATAATCCAGAAGGAATAAAAGAATATACTTATAACTATATTCGTAATCCTCGTACTGCAGAAGACATAGATAAAATGACAGGTCGTCCTACTGGTCAGGGATATGGCGCTGCACGTAAAGGTCCGCAGATTAAAGCCAAAGAACAAGATGTTGTAGTGGACTATGATCCAGGTAAAACCATAGAATATAAAGACTAGGAATAACTGAATGGCTACTAGTGGAACATATGACTTCTCAATGGATATTGATGAAGTTATTCAAGAAGCAACAGAGATGATTGGTGGTGAGCAGACACTAGGACATGAACCTAAGTCTGCTCGCCGATCAATTAATCTTCTTCTCCAAGATTGGCAGAACCGTGGCATTCTCCTTTGGACTGCTGGTACAACTGCTATTTCAGTCTCTACTAGTGTGACATCGTATGCTTTAACATCAAGCACCATTGATATTACTGAGGCAGTTGTTAGACGAGACAATGTTGATCTTCAACTTGAACGTATTACAATGGAAGAGTATTTAAAGATTCCTCGTAAGAACCAGACAGGCAGACCTAACCAATATGCTATTCGTAGGGAAAGAGGTAATCCTGTTTTATTTCTTTGGCCTATTCCAGAGAATACTACAGACATTTTAAAACTAGAACAGGTTAAATACACAGAAGATGTAACAAAATCTGCTGGTCAAAATGCAGACATATCTCGTAGGTTTTTACCTTGCCTAACTACAGGGCTGGCTTACTACATGGCTATGAAACGTCCTGGTATAGACGTAGGTCGTATTGGTCTTCTCAAGGCAGAGTATGAAGAGCGTCTTATGAATGCCATGAATGAAGATAGAGAAAGAGCGAGTGCTTATTTCTTACCTCGAATAAATAGGGTATAATAATGGCAAGCAACAAGAATGCCAAAGCTGTATGTGATATGTGTGGCTTTGTTTATCCGCATAGGGTAATGAAGCTAAACAGCTATGGTTTACTTGTTTGTCCCACTGACTTTGATGGAGCATATGATCTAAAAAATCATCCCCAGAATAAATCACCTAATGTAAGAGACGATACAAATATTCGTAATCCCCGTCCACCGTCTAACTCAGATAGAAATATTGAATGGCAAAATGCCAACACTACCTGGGAAGACACAGATAAATTTTGGAATCTAATATAATGGCAACACTCACTGGCAAGCTTATATCAAACACTTATAAAGATTTACTTCAGGTAAGTAATGGTAATAGTGGTGTAGACTCAACTGTACGTTTTGTTTCAGATGGCGAAGGAACAAACTCAGCCTTAAAAATAAGCAACTCTGAAGTTGAAACAACAGGCAAACTAACTGTTGGCGCTAATATCAGTGCATCAGGAAAGATAATTGGTAACTCTGCTACTGTGATAGCTGCTGTATGTGCATCAACATATTTTGGTGACGGTTCTAATCTAACAGGTGTTCAAGCTTCTATTCCTACATCAGTAACATCATTTACTGCTAATCAATTAACAGTTGTTAGTGGTGCAGCATTTACAGGTAAAGTTAGTGGTACAGCAGCAGAGTTTAGTGGTATAGTATCTGCAGGAACATTTGCTGGAGCAACAGGCATATTCACAGGTAAAGTAAGTGGTACAACTCTTGCTATGACAGGAGCAGTATCTGCTTCTACATTCTCTGGTACTGCTGCTACATTTACTGGTAATGTAACTGCTTCAGCTTACTACGGTGATGGATCAAATCTAACAGGTGTGGAAGCATCTGCTGCTACATCAGTTCCAGCTTTTACAGCCAATCAACTCACTGTTGTAAGTGGTGCATCCTTTACTGGTAAGGTCAGTGGTACTGCGGCAGAGTTTAGTGGTAATGTCAGCGCAGCAAATTTATTTGCAGCTACTAATGTATTCGTAGGAGGCACTGCAGTTCCTACTGCCTCAGACATAGCTGCTGTAAGTGCATTGACTAGTGTTAACGCAGTTAATATTGCTGCTGTAAGTGCATTGACTAGTGTTAACGCAGTTAATATTGCTGCTGTAAGTGCATTGACTAGTGTTAACTTAGCAGCTATTACATCTATTAATTCTATTCTTGGGGATGGTTCTAACTTTGCTACATCGGCAGAGTTGGCGGCTGTATCGTCAGCATTAGCTACAAGTATAGGAAACAGTAACACAAACATTGCAGCAGTTAGTGTATTAACTAGCGTTAACAAAGCAGCTATTACATCTATTAATGCAGTTATTACAGGAGATATTTCTGCAGACAGCGGAACATTCAATACTCTGGTAGTTAAAACTTCTGCGTCCGTAAGTGGTGAGTTAAGGGTAGGTAGTAAGATTGGTGTAAATAAAGCTACACCTTTAAAACAAATACATATTTCTAAGTCTGCAGTAGCAGATATTAATGCACTAACAGATGGAACAAACATCTCAGTTGATTTAAACGCAGGTCAGAATTTTACTGTTACTTTAGCTGGAAATAGAACTTTAGATAATCCTACTAATTGTGTAGCAGGTCAGGTAGGAAGTATATTTGTAGTTCAAGATGGAACAGGAAGTCAAACTTTAGCCTATGGTACAAGCTATGATTTTGCTGGAGGAACTGCACCTACTCTCTCAACTGCTGCTAATGCAATAGATAGACTAGATTATATAGTACACACATCTACAGACGTTCATATGGTTTTAACTAATGCGTATTCATAAAAATGGTTTTTAATACAAACATATTAGCTGGGTCTAGTGGTCAGGGAGGAGTAGAGGCTTTCAGGTATTATCAGTTAAATATCACTGCTATTGAAAATAGTGCCGGAGCAGACATAATAATTTTAGCTGAAATAGAACTTTTAACAGGAGGAAGTTCACAGTTACCAACTATGACTGGCAATGCTGCTCCATCACCTAATGTAGTTTCAGTTAATAAAACACTTAGAGCTGGTACACAACCATTTGCTGCTTTTGATGGCAGTACTAGTACAGTACTGCAGTTATTTTTTGATCTGCCATCTACGGGAGGTACTACCAATCCTGCTATTATTAAATTTGATTTAGGACCAGGAAATACTTTAGATAAACCTGACCAACTTAGGCTTAATAGAATTTCTTCTCCCGCCGAGTATTTTCCAACTAATTTTACTTTAGAAGGCAGCAATGATGACTCAAGTTATGATGTTCTTTTAACAGTAACTAGTAATACAATGCCTAGCCAATCTAAAACTTACGATATACCCTAAAAGGAAAACATTTAATGTGGGCGTTAATAAAAGATAATTTAATATCAGAAATCATAGATAAAGCAAAACCTATGACTATTGATGGTATTAAACACTCTAGTCAAATATTTACTTTGTGGAGTGACGCACAAAGAGAAGCTGTGGGTGTTTATAAGATACAGAATCGTGGGTCAGAAAAGTCTACTACTTTTTACACTAACACATATAAAGATGAATTTAAAGATAGTGTAGTTACTAGAACACATACTAATACTCCACACTCGGTAAGTGATATTAAAGAAAGTTTAATAAAAATTATTAATATTAATTTATCTTTATACTTGCAAGGAACTGATTGGATAGTAATTCGTGAACAAGAAACATCAGAAGCTAAACCCAGTAACTTAGCTACATGGCGTACAAGTTTAAGAACTAAACATGCAGAGTTAGAAACAGCTATTAATAATGCTAGTAGTGTTCCAGCGTTGGAAGAAATTGATATAACTAGTGGATGGCCTGAAGACCCAAGGACATGAAGAAATACATTTTAATTTTTATACTGTTTTATTTACAAGTTTTTTTATATTCTTTTTCTGCACAAGGACTACATAGACCAGAACTTACGCCCGAAGACTTAATTGCATATAAAAGTTTCTGCATAGATGAGGACGCAATATTAAGAGTAGGCATAGCTTTAGAAGAATCAAAACAAAAATCATATGTTGTATTCTTTAATTTATCTGTGGATGATAGATGTTTTCACCATCCTGTAAGAGTGGTAGGATTAGTTGTAGAAGAAATTTATAGTTTTAAAAAATTTTCAGGGACAATAGCAACAGCTTATAAAATTAAAGTGAATCCAGAAGAAACAGTATATGTATTGTATCTATCTGAACCACACTTAGGAGTTTAAAATGGCGAGTACTTATACATCAAATATTAGACTAGAGAAACAGGCGGATGGGGAGAATCCTAACTCTTGGGGTGCGCTTCTTAATTCTAATGTTATTGATCTGGTCGATCAGGCAGTTGCAGCATATCAGATAGTATCAGTCAGCGGTACAACTCCTCTAACGCTATCTCAGATTAATGGTGCTACAGACCAATCACGTAAAGCTATCTTGTCTTTTGATGGTACACTTGCGGCAGAGACTTCTATTATTATTCCTTCTGTTAACAAGATGTATTATGTAAGAAACAACACATCTGGATCATTTGCTCTTAAAATTAAAACTGCAGGTAATACTGCGATTGCAATACAACAAGGTTCTAATGTAATGGTGGCAACTGATGGGACTAATGTATACCAGACTGCATTCCCAACATCAGTAAGTTCTTTTACTGCTAACAGTCTTACTGCTACATCAGTATCTACTAGTGTTCTTAATGCCAGTAAGATAACAACATCAATTGTGTCAGCTACAAATATAAATGCTACATCAGTATCTGCTGTATCAGGCCGATTCTCAGGAACAGTATCTGCTTCTGCTTTTGATGGTCTGGGTAATAAACTTAGTTTTGGAAGTGATGCTCAAGGAGATATCTTATACAATAATGGTACAAATATACAGAACCTTCCAGCAGGTACGTCAGGACAATTTTTAAAGACCCAAGGTTCAAGCGCAAATCCTACATGGTCAAATATAACAGCTTCAAATATTTATGTTGAAACTACAGCTTTTACAAGTTTAGGTACAACCGCTATTCCTTCTGATAATACTATTCCTCAAATAACAGAAGGAAATCATATTACAGCTTTAGAATGTTCAATAACTCCTTTAAGTTCTGGTAATAGAATTGAAGTAGATGCGTTGATTAATTTAGGGGCGGCAAATGCTACAAATATGACATTAGCTTTATTTAAAAATTCTGCTACAGATGCAGTAGCATCTTTTCCTTTACAAATAGCTGATAATGGTAACGGTGTTAATGCTTTTCCTATTAGATATAGCACTTCTGTTTCTAATACAGACCCTATTCAGTTTAGTTTCAGAGCAGGAGATTCTGGTTCACTTGAAATATTATTAAATAGTGGTGGTATTAGACAAGGTGGTGGAACCGTTATTTCTTCTGTGAAACTAACAGAATTTAGTCAGTGATTATAAATGGCAAGCACAACAGCAAAATTATTTAAATTTAATCTCAGACCTGGAATACACAGAGAGTCTACAGAATACTCTGAAGGTGGTTCTTGGTATGATTGTGATCGTGTGCGCTTTAGAGCAGGTAAGCCAGAAAACTTACGTGGTTATCAGAAACACTTATCCACTACCTTTGACGGTACAGGAAGAGATTTACTTACTTGGCAAAATAACAATACAGAAAGACTCTTATCTTTTGGCACAGAACAAAAACTATACATTCTTTCTAGTGATATTTTATATGATGTAACTCCTATTGTAAGCACAGTAACTGTAGGAACAGATGGATCAATAGGTAAGTTAGGAACTATTTCAGGTTCTAATAAGATTTCAGTTAGTCTTAATTCAAATAATGTTTCGGTAAATGATTACATCTTCTTTACTAACGCATCTATAAGAAACTTTGCCAGTACTGACTTTGCTGCCAGTAGTTTTGGTGGACCTGTATTTAGAGCAGTTAGTACAAGCGGAACAAATCGTTTTCTTATTAGTACTACAAGTGTGGCAACAGCTACAAGCACAAGTGCAGGTACAGCAATAGTTAACTTTCTTCTAAGAACAGGATCAAATGATAACATTCAGGGTCTAGGTTATGGTGCAGGTATATATAATGCTGGTGTATCTACATCAGGAGAAAGGGCATGGAATGAACCTGCTCAGTCTTCAGGCATAATCTTTGCTGCTACTCAGTGGTCATTAGATAACTTCGGAGAAGATTTACTGGCTGTTCGCAGAGGCGGTAATTTGTTACACTGGGATGCAGATGCAAGTCTAGCTCCTATAAGAGCAGCTATAGTAACTACTGCTCCTGTCAGCATTAATAGTATTGTTGTATCTCCTAATGATAGACATGTTATTGCTTTTGGGACAAATGAGTTTTCGGGCAGTGCATTTAATCCTTTATTAATTAGATGGTCAGATCAAGAAGACTTTACCAACTGGACGCCATCAGTTTCTTCTACATCAGGTGAGATACAGGTAGTAGATGGAACGACTCTTAAAGGTGGTATTAGATCACGCAATGCAATCCATGTTTGGTCAGATCAAGCGTTGTATTCTTTGCAGTATGTTGGTCCACCATTTATTTTTTCTTTGTCACAACTAGGAACTAACTGTGGATTAGTAGGTCAACATGGAGCTATTAACGTAGATGGTATTTCTTATTGGATGGGAGATAACAACTTCTATAAATTTGATGGTAGAATAGGTAAGCTAGATTGTACTGTTCGTAGATATGTATATGATAACTTTAACTCAACACAAGGAGATAAAGTATATGCTGCAGTAAACTCAGAGTTTCACGAAATTGTATGGTTCTATCCTACAGAAAATTCATTAGAACCTGATGCTTATGTTTTATATAACTATGAAGAAAATACGTGGGCATTTGGAACTAGTTTTTATACAACCTTTAAAGACGCTACAGTATTTACTAACACGATGGCAACAGGAAAAGTATCTGCGGGAGCAACACCTTATATCTGGGATAATGAACCTGTGTCAGTGTTCACAGGAGATGGAGTAGCCTTATCTTCCTTCTTACAGTCAGCAGACTTTGATATAGAAGATGGAAATAATTTAATGTTTGCAGATAGAATTATTCCTGACTACACTATAAACCAGGGTGATTTGAATATGTCTGTTAACTTTAGAGAGTTTCCTGCTGCTAGTGAGGTTGAAAAAGGACCATTTGAAATTAATTCAGGGATAAAGAAGATAGACTTTAGAGGCAGAGGTAGGCAAGCAAATGTAAGAGTGTCTTGTAATAGTTTTAATACTTCATGGAGATGGGGCAGTGTTCGTATGGCAATCCAAAGTGATGGCAAACGATAATGGCTTTCCTTTATCCAGAACTACCCAAGTATCAGAAAACAGAAGATTTAACTGAAGTATATAATACTCTTATATCTTATGCTGGTGAATTAAAATTTCTTTTAGAATCAAGGGATGTAGAAGTAGACTCTACGCCAGCCACTAAAATATTTAGTGTTACTACGGTAACAGAAATAGGTAGACCTGCAAGTGGAGATATTGCTTTCTGTATAAGTGCGAGTAAGTTTAGAGGTTATGTAGGTAATAGCTGGGTGGATTTTAATTAATGCATGATTATAAAAAAGTTTTAGAGATAATAAACCAAAATACATTTATTGAGAATGTAAATAAAGGCATAGTACAACCACCTGATTTTTTTGGAGCAACTAAAGCTGAAGGCATGGCATATTCAAAAGGTTCGCTGTATAATAAAGAAAATACATTACATGCAGATATGACTAAGATACAGTCTAACTACATGGATATTAGGAGATGCTTATAATGATTGACGGGTTAGATAAGCTAGCAGAAATAGAAGTTTTACGTGAGGCTGCACAACGTCCTCCCGCTGAAGTGCAACGAATGCAGATGCCTTCTCCTCAAGCTGGTTTACAAAGTTTAGGTCAACAAGAAGTAGATATGGGTACAGGAATGCCAGTAGGCTTTAGTCCTGCTGATGCTGTTGGTCAAGTAACTAACATAGCTGGTCAGTATGCTATGGCTAATCCACAAAAGACAGGACCATTTGCTGCAGCATTAGCTGCTTTTGGTGCAGGTAGTGAGGCAGCTAACATGATAGACAAGCGTGTAGAAGTTGAGTCAGAAAGGGAAAACTTAGATGTTGTCAAGAATGTTGTTACATCATTACCCGATAGAACTAGAACTAATATGCCAGCAATGGCTATGCCAATGGATAGGCCGGTTCAAGCGCAAGAAGAAATCCAAGTCAGTGAAGTAGCTCCTCAA